TGTGCAAACTTACATTTAGATCCTGTATTTGTATGTGTAGTATTTATTAATGTTAATTCTCCAAGATTATTATATATAAAGTCTCCATCAGAATCTACCTGATAATTTCCCATTATTCTATTTGGAGATTGATTATAAGTACAAACCCACTCATTACCCGCATCTTCACATAAATTAGGGTTAACAAGAACAAGAGGTTGAAAACTACATTCACACTGGTCTAGTTCATACTCATATGTATAATCTATAGGTTGGCAATTCCTATAAGAAACTAGCGCTCTAACATTTAATAAGAACATATAATCACCCGCAGCACCAGTCCCTATAGGTAATGTAGCTGTATCTATAAAAGAGTTTTCATCTATCTGTCCCTTAAAAGCTGTTGCTTCTGACGCTTCAACAATCAAAGTTCTTAAATCGTCTATTCTTTTCTGAGACTCTTCAAACCCTTTTGAATATTTATTTCCTAGAGCATTATATCTACTTTTAATAAATCTTGATATATTTTTATTAATTTCAAGATCTATCTCGGTAGTTAAAAGCAAATCAACTTGGAAAGATGCAATTTTTTGCACCCCCAAGTTAATTGCTATATGCATTTCTGCGGTTGTCATATTATACTAATTCTTTAAGTTTTGCTCTTAGTGTAGTAAGTACACCAGAATTCTTCTTATTTTTCAAATAAACAACAGAGTCATCCATATCTTCTCCAATGACATCATCCATATATATTATTTGATTACCTATTTTTCTAAGTACTTCTGCAGATATTAACTCATTAATTTCTGCAATCATATCTAAATTTTTATCAGTTGCTACTTTGATAAATTTTGAAGGATCTTTCTCTTTTAATTCATATAAAGCATTTTCTGCTTGTATATTATTTAATTTATCCGGATTAGTCCCATCAATCGGAGTAAGTACTCTTAAGACGTTCTTCATTTTTGTTTTATCCGAAGTTACCTTTATAAACTCTTTATCTGCATCCTTTTTCTTTTGGATAGTTAAATGTTTCTTAAGGGTTTCTCTATTAGCATCATGTACATAAAAACGCTGAGTTGCTTTCATTTCTTCTTTGCTTTTAGCTACATGTGGATGAGCTTTAATAAATGTATACTTAATATAATCCTCTAGTGCTACTGGACTACCGTCTTCAGCTAAAGACACGTCTAGTGTTACTCCTTCAAAAGGAACTTGTATACTCATTTCCGCCCAAAATTTCTTAGAATGTCTTGGCCAATCACTATGTGTTGGTTCAACATCTAGTACTCCATTAAGCAATGTTTTTTCTACTTCGCCTGACACACCTTTTAAAGGTTGTCTTCCTACAAATACACTACCTAAACGAGATTTAGCAGTTACTCTAACTTCTTTAGGTAAATGATTCATAAGTTCTTTTCTTCTTAATGTTACTGTTTTTTTCATAATATCGTTCTTTTAAAGTTTAAATTAGGTGGGTGTAAAGAATAACTCCCCGGTTAAAAAAGGTATTTAGGGGCGGAGCAAAAGCCCCAACCCCAATACCAAGGAAACTAAATAATAGACTAAACTGCAACGCAACTTAGATCCAAACTAGTGTCGAAACGTCTCAACACTATACCTGCAGTCTTAAGCATATGTACAGATGCACCATCAATATCTGACGCTCTAGAATCTGATTGATCAAATCCTTTAGGAGCAACAGACCCTGAAACTGCCCATCTTAAATACTCACGACCTTTTTTGTTAATCATTTGCACATTCGCTTGACCATCATAATTTGATTGATCAACAAACACCATTCTGTAAGACTCCATAGAGTATCCAGTAACAGGATGTTTAGCACGAGCTTGTGCAACTGGTCCATGATCAAACATAGGAACTTTCACAACATTTACTCTGTGTCCATCAATATGATCATAACTTGTAAAGTAACCAGTCATTCCTAAAGATCTACCTGATCCCGTAATGAATTTATTATCAGCATTTACAGTCCAGTTTGCACCAGCACCTGAATTTGAGTGAGTAAACCCACCTTGATAATTTTTCAATGCGTCATCAAATTCTCTAGCACCTCCGATTCCAGTATACAATGTTACTTGTTTATTAGACGCGTCAGTCATTCCGTAGAATAAGTCACCGATTACATTTTTTAATTTTGCTTCAGTTAAAGTTGAATATGTATCTTTATTGATGATTTGTTGTAATAATCCAGGTCCAGTGATAACAGGTTGACCGTTTTCATCTTTCATAGAAGTTACACCATTAGAATCATAAGTTTTCTCACCATACCAATAAAGCATTTCACATTCTTCCTTAAATCTTAACATGTGTTGGTACTCTTCATAGTCCATCCAAAGTTTAGTAGTTTTTCCTCCTTTTGTTGGAAGAGAAAATTCAGCTACATAATCTTTAGCATTACCAGCAAAGTGGTAAGACTTACGAACAGTTCCAATTTTGTTTCTTACTAATCCAGGAGTTGACCAATTAGAAGCGTTACCTCTAGAGAAGTCTAATCCAACATTAGCATATAATTGAGCCCACATAGCACCTGCTGCTGTTTCACTAGCAACTAAAGAAGCTGTAGCATCTGGATCAATTAATTGTAAAGTGTATTCCCAATTACTTCCATTCTGTACAGGAGCAGACATAATTCTTGCCTGAGTACCTTGTTCAGAAATTAATGTATAAGGGAAAATAAACCATTTGTCAGGGAAAACAAGTTTAAAAGGAGCCCCACCAAGACCTAATCCCGTACTCGAAACAACTGGACGGATATTAACCTCGTGAGTCTTCACTCTATACTCGTATTCGTATCTGTCAATCGATTTTGTGTTACCGACGCCCTCAGTAAGCATAGTTAAAGGAAATCTTCGATCTTCTTTACCTGCTAAGTGCGTAATAACTGGGGAAAGCTCAGTTGGCTTTTCCATCAACGCATTTGCTAGACTATTTGAGTCTGTCATTTGCTGATCGTTATAAAACGTTTTTAATACTTGCATAATTTATTTATTTATTTTTAAGTTAACGGACCTTTTTTAAAGACTCAGATCCAAAGAGTCTATATCGAAACCTCTACTTTTAGCAGACTTACTTCTTGTAGATTTAACTTTATCTTGATGACTAGTTATTCTATTTTTTAAAGTTTGTACGCTTTTAGTTTTAGCTTTTGTATCTATTACTTTACTAAGATCAAAACCATTATACATCATCCAGTCCATAGCTAATTTAATATCCATGTCTGCATTCATATGGTCCATATCTCTTTGTGTGTATCCTTCCTTTGTTATAGGAGTAGATATATACTTAAAGAATTTTTTCTTTTCTTTTGTTGGGACATCAAGACCAGCAAATTTGTCTGCAGTATCTACCTTATTATAAACTTCATCCCACATATCTTTTTGCTCTTTCATTTGGTCTTCTTGTACCTTTTTTTGTTTTTCCATCATTTGTGCGCGTTCTGAGGTTTGTAATTTAGTTAAAGCCTCTTTAGCTTGCTGAGCTTTACTATATAATTTATCGCCGTCATTATAATCACCTAATAACTCAGAAATAAAAGTATCTTCATGTCCTTTCTTTCTAAAGTATTCTACTAAAATTGCTTTTTGCATAGCAGAATCTTTTTCATTTAAAGTTATTTTACCATAATCTTGAGTTGGAGAATAGGCAGACATAAATTGTTGAGAATCTCCCCCACTTAATACATACTCTAAGTGTTGTTTAATTAAAGGAAATGATTCAAACATTTCATTCATTTTATCTTCTGACATTTTTTCTGAAACTGCTTGTGTCATTTTTGTTAATCCCTCAGGAGTATCTTCAAACTTCTCTTCAAATTCATAGCCAAGTTTTGATAATACTTCTCCAACAACTGTACTTTCATCTATAGTAGTTTCGTCGTCACTCTCATCTTCTTCATTAACTTCTTCTTCCTCTTCTTTCTCTTCTTTATCTTCAGTTTCTGAAACAGCTTCTATTGAAGTCTCTTCAAGTCCTTCTAAAGAATCTTCTTTTTTTTCTACATCTTCTTGAAGTTCATCTTTAGGCTCATCTTTTACTTCTTGTTCTTCGGTTACGTTTACTCCTTCTCCGATAAAATCATCAAAGGTAATATCGTCCAGGTTTAGCTTCTCATTTGGGTTTTCCATAGTTGCAAATTTAATTAATTATTTAGTTAGTTTTATCCTTTTTGTTAATTTTAATATACTCTTTATTATATAACACTTATTATCTTTTATATTCATCTTATTCCGTTATTATTTCGTTTCCTAAGCTATCAAGACCACTATCATTGTTATTAAAATAAGGCAGTCTTGTAGGATTTGCTGCATCGTACTCTCCATCTCCAGAATAATCGTTAATATAAGAATTTAACGTTCTGTATCCTTTAGCTGTAGCATTAGCTAACAAACTATAAGGGTTTTTACTTTGAGTGAACGCGCTTGCATAATAAGGTATTCCCTTACTAGACATAAATTGTCCTTCTTGATAATCTCTCATAGCTCCTTTATATCCGTCTCTGACCATAGAAGAAAATGGTATCCTTGCGTCTAACAAATCAAAACTAGTATCTTGAGCATCTTGCCATGTTACACCCTCTTTACTGAATAATCCTCTATTCGCAAAATCACCAACTGATGCTGCTGCATATGGAAGCATAGCAGTTTTACCAGAATAGTACAGTGAATTACCAAGACCAGTTACAGTTCTAGTCAAAGGGTTCAGATATGAATATGCTTGCTTGTTATTAGTTATCTGTTGTACTCCCTTTACTGTTTTACTTGCATTTTCCTTTAATGAGTTTTTTAGTGTCTTATAGGTAGAATTAGCAATATTTTTAGGCGCATCTTTAAGTCCTTTTTGTAGTATTTTAGGTAATTGTTTATATCCAGCTCCTCCTCCTACGAAAGTATAAGGATCAGTAAACATCCTTATTGCCCCATTAGCAAAGGAGTTTCTATTCTCATGCCCAGGAATAACCTCATCACTGCCTGGGTTGTAATCTTGCAAACTTCCAGACTCATCCATACTGCCTCCTCTAAACATTGGAGATCTCAAGTCAACTGTTTCTGTACCATCTCCAAACGCTTCATTTAGTCCATAAGTAACGAGTCTTGCTGGGGCATTAATAAAAGGGTCTGCAAGACTTTTATATAGATTACCTGTAAATGTATTTATTTTATCCATACTTTCCTGCCCTATCCTTCGTTGTGTATGTTGCTTATCTACTAGGTCTGAGTAATATTGGTTATAACTAGAAACTTTATCTTGGTTATAACTTGGATGGTGAGAAGGCATAGAGTTTAATCTATCCTGTTCCATACCTTGGGTTACTGAGTAAGGCCCTACTCTTAATCCTGGATTCCAATCTGGATTTGAAGGATGTAGTGTTGCGGCCCCTTCCATTCTTTTCTGCTCTGATCTCCAATACGCATCATACTCATTTAGCTGTTTTAAATCAGCATTTTCTTGTGTTGCTAAATCTGATGTATACTTCTCGTAATCAAAGTTAGAAGCGTCTTCACCTTCCCCAAAGACAGGAACTTCTCTTAGGTTCGAAGGATTCATTATCCACTGCCCATTATTTCCTAGAACATATTTCTGATCATAAGAATGGTCCTGAAATGTATAATCAGGATTATTATCTATAAACGTATGCCATGCTTTATCGTTCTCACTTAATTCTACAGTTTCTCCAGCTGGGTCGATGGGGTCAGTTTCAAACCCTCCAGTATTAAATTTTCTTACGCCTCCATTTTTAAACTTATTACTATTAAGTATTGTAGTTATATCAGGCAATTCCATAACTGGAGCGTCCTCATAAATTACAACAGGCCTTAGATATTTTTTTAAGTTAGGCATTATTTATTCTCTATTGGGGTCTTTCTTCTTACTCCTCCTCGCCTTAATTGCTGAGGAGGCTGAGATGGGGCAGCAGTAATATTATTTACAAATTGTCTTCCTTTCATTAACAAAGGTATAATATTTTGAGGAATATTTTGATAAATAAAAGGAGCGTTTGCACTAGCTTTAGCTTTATTTGCTTCTTCTTTCTGTCTTAATTGATCTTCCATTTCCTGTCTATTTAAACTAATATTTATAGATGCTCTATTAGGATCATCTTCAGTAACACCTACATCACTCATCCAGTTTCTTAATTTACCATAACTACTAATATTGTCTGTTTCTTCATAAGTATCTACACCCTTTTTATTAAAGTCATAATGACCTTTATCAAATATAATATTACCATCTTCTTCTCTAAATCCTTCTCCTCCGATTGTCATCATCATATTGTAAGCTCCTCTATCTACATCTGAAGCGTCATAATAATGTTTTGCAGCATCAAATAAATTCTCCTCACCTCCTTGAAATTGTTTCCATAAATCTCTATCGCTACCATAATCTTGATATTTAACCATATTATCTCCTCTTTTTACTGAATTTTTATATGCCATATATAATCCTAACTTCTCATCATCGGTCATAGTCTCACCATCAATATTAGCTCGTTGAACTAACATTTGACGAATAGGACGAGGTAAGACTCCAAAAAATTTATCTCTTACCATAGGGTATAAATCATCATTTAAAAATTCTCGCTTAGAAGACGGTACCTGTTCCATAATGTTTTCTTTAGTCTCTCCAATATACTCTTGCACACTCTGACTCATCTGATTAATCTTAGGAATAACCTTGTCTTGAAATAATGTAAAGAGATTACTTTTATCGTTATCAGTTAATGTCTCAGTTGTTGAGTTAGGATCTTCTATAATTTTCTTAGTACTATCATCTACATCTCCCCAGGGAACAGTTCTATTAATAAATGGAAGAAGAGTTTTATTTAAAAAATTATCATTTAATTTATTTTTAAAGTTCTCAAATTCACTTTGTGCTCCTTGTGAAACTTGTTCAGTAAGATTATGCACAGTTTTTTTAATATTTCTAGCTCTCAGTAATTGATTATTGTACGTATCATCTGCTATATCTTCAAGGTCTTCAGCTATAGCACTTAAATTTTCTTTTGATTCATTATAAACTTGTTTACTTTTATTTACGGTACTTTCAACTAAATCATTATCAAAATTAATTAGTTCCCCTGCCTTATTTAATAAATTTTGTCCTATACTTTTTCCTTTTTCAATAACATTAGAAATACCTTCAAGAAGACCTGGGCCGTCTTCAGCATCAGGCGTAGGAGTAGGCTCCATTCCTTTAATGAATTCAACTATATCTTCTCCTTTATTAAGTACGTCTTCTTTAGCAACAGATTCTGTTTTAACAATACTATCATTTAAATCGAGAACAGTATTTTCTTTTACTCTAGCATCTGAGCCTTCTATAAGAGTTTTATCGTTAGCAACTTTAGATATCTCATCTTGTATAGTCTTAGATCTAGCTTCCTCTTCTCTATGATTTGTTGTAAATCTTCTTCCTTTCCATTTAAATACTTGTCCAGGACCTAGATCTTGTCTACTCTTAGCAAAAGCTTTACTAAAAGAAAGATTGTCTAAATTATTTGTTATTTTTGTTTTTGGCATCAGATTTATTCTTTTCCTTAGTTATATTTTCTTTTGTTATATTAGATCTTTCAGACTCTCTTTGAGACCTCTCTTTTAATTCTATTTCTCTTTCTCTTAATTGTTGATCTTTAGCATTATTATATTTATCTCCCTCAAACTTTGCGCCTTCTCCATTTGCTTTAGATCGTGCTTGTATTAATGCTACTTCAATTTTTGTATCACGATCTGCTTGATTATTCATATTCTCATTATCAAGTTGAGCTGCAGCAATTTTTTCTGCGCTTTGTAGACCTTGTTGTTGTTGTTGCATAGCTTGTTGCTGTTGAGCTTCTTCTAATTCTTGTTGAGCTTTTTCAGCAGCTTTCATTTTAGATTTTATACCTACAAAAGATTCAGACTCCATAACATCTACTACAGTAGACATTGGCATTCCGTTTTGTATCATACTTAAACTTAATTGTCTAATTTGTTCTAACTTATCCTGATCTCTTCCAGAGTCTGATAAGAATATACCATATTCAGATTCCATATGCGACAAACTATTTACATCTAAAAAGTCTGTTGTACCATCAGGCATAACATATGTAGTTTTCTTACCTGTTAGCCAAGCTTCTTTAGAGTAATCTAATAATGCTTGCATATCTCTTTGCTCAAACCTTGCAAAACGTCTAAATAAATCTTCTGTAATATGAGAAGATTGCATGATAGCTTGTTGTGATGTTGCTTTTCCTTCATAAGCTCCTACATTACCTTGTCTTTGCCTATTAACTCCAGATACTCTTTCCCATTCTATTACTATGCTTTCTAATAAAGTAATATATTGTTGTATTGTTTTAATAGACATATCCATAACAGATTGATGTTGTGGATTTAATTGAATACCTTCTTTATTATAATCTACCCAAGCTATTCCAGTACCTTCTACATAATACATAAATTTATCCATGTCCCATTTTTTAGGGATCATATTAATATCAAATTGAGCTATAATATCTTTACTTCTAGCTATTGCTAATTCTAATCTATATTTATAAATATTATATGTAAGCTGATAAGGTACTCCTATACCTACAATAGACATATTAGATGAAGGATTAGTTGAATATACTCTCCCATTAATTGGAAGTTTACATATAGACGGATGATCTATAGAAGTTCTTTGATTAACTACAGGATGTATATTAAGATAATGTTTATCATCTATTCTTGTTCCTTCCCACACTTCATTAATCCATTCCCATTTAATTCTAGCTCCTGTTTCTTTCATCTCAGGAGTTATTACATACCCATCTTCAACTGTCATTTCTTCGATAGATTCTGTAGCTGGATCTACATACTGCATAAATCCAATTCTTTTTCTTGATTTCCAATAAACAGTTACTACTTCAATTAAAGCATTTTTATTTATTCTATTATCATTATTAGTAGCGCTAAATGCTATATCAACATTAGTCCCTTTAGGATCTTCTAAATCTAATATTTGTTTATCTGATAAATGAGTACCAAAGTGATCTATAACTGAAGAGACATGCATTGCCTTTTTAACTAACGCCCAATCTCCATCTTCTACAAATTCTACGTCTGGGTCTTTATCGTAATCAACATCCATAGGATTTAATACTTCATAAAACGGTTCTCCATTTCTTACTCCTCTATGAGAATAACATTCTCCTGCTACTAAGAAATGAAACCATGCTTTTTGAAAATTATCATACATTTCACATTTTTGAAATAGATAGTTCATAGCTTTCTCGCCTGTTAGAGCTCTATTATCTACATAACTATCTTCAAATTTTCTCATTAACTCTTCTGGCATCTCAATCTCTTCAGGATCTAATGGAATACCTTCACTCATAGCTTCATCTCCTACTTCACTTAAAAAACGTTGTTGTAAATTCATAAATAAAGCTTCAGATTTAGCCACTTCTTTTTGACTTATAGCATCTGAATTCTGTACTGTTACAGTGTAGTTTAAAGGCCTTTTAGATTTCTCTCCTAATAATAAATCTATAATAGGTTTTATAATAGGGAAATTTCTTATTTGTGATGGAAAGTTTTTTCTTGTTTTTCCATAAGGTTTTAATACATGTTTATAATCAGTATCATCAATGTCTCCATTATAATACCTGTAGAATCTTTCTATATCTGAGTCGCCATATGTATTATGAATATCTGACAATGCTATAAACCCTTCGACACATTGCTCTCTCCATTCTTTAGTTTTCTTTGACGCTGGTAATCTTTGTTGTGGGATACTGCTGCTACTACTCGTTTCTTTATGTGCCATAGTTAATAATAGTTATTATCAAACCAATCATCTGTTGACCGGTCGCTGTATATATCTTGTACTTCAGCATTATATAATTCTCTAGTATGATACATACCAATCATTAAAGACATAACTCTATCAAAGTTGCCTTTATGATTAAATTTAATCAATTCTTGTATTAATGCGGAATCATAGATTTTATGCAAATTTAGTAATTTTTTTCCATTCTCGTCTATAGTACGTACTGAATTAAGCCAATCCCTTATATATATCTCACCTTGAAGCTTCCTAGACTCCGTCATATGCATGCCATATTGCCTTTTTACGGTTTTTGATTGCAGTCCTTTCTTGTCTAACATCTCAAATTCTTGCTGTAGTCTGTGTAACTTTCTATGTCGTTTTGCATAAGCTATAAGCTCTCCCCTATCGTTCTCAAATCCTATCTTAGAATTATAATAATCCGCTAATAAAAATAGATTACGATTATATTCGTCAGATGTTTCAGGCCTACCAACATAAGATGCTACAATTATATCATCTGGTTGAGATAAGTTATTAGGCCTCTTGATTACATAAGATGCTCCTAAAGATGTACTATCTGCAGATTGGTTCTGTCCATAAGGGTCATGGCAAACCACATATAAATTATGAGGTGTAACACCTTCTGGATTTTTATAAGGAGATTGATAGATTACAATACATCCACTATTATCATTCTCTTTTCTATGAGGAAACCTTTCAACTGGCTTCTTACTATAGTCTGGTCTAAAACTAGGATTACCATCAGTATCTTGATACATTACTCCTGGGGTACCCACTATATTTAAACCTTTAACTTTAATTAAATTATATTGTTCTTGCAAAGATGCTACATCAAATAAATTAGATGTTACTTGTAATGTAGCTTCTTGAGGAGAATAAGGGTGCTCGGCGATGTATTGGTCTAATGATTTGGCATCTGCTGCACCCTTTTTCTTGTTCCTCATTTTTTGTTCATACTCTACAGCTATATCTTGTTGGGAGTTACCATTATCGTCTATAAATCCATCTAAATTCTTTTGGATAGGAATAAAATATCCACACGTAGTACCTGTAGCTCCTTCGTCCCAACTGTTATTATATTCCATACAATCATAAGCTTCCGGATTGTAAAAAATTTCTTCCATGGCCTCAAAATCTGCTCCTTCCGTACCGCCCGTTCCGAACGCTACCATCAGTCCCAGTGTTTTGCTACCCTGACGCATGGTAGGCATAGTAACCTCCCACGCTTTCAGGAGGCCAGGAAAAGAACCTGCTTCCTCGAAGAATACTAGCTCACCTGCTTTACCCCTTACTTTATCTGGAGCATCTTTTAGTGATACCCCCATGATTTGAGACTTCATCCCCATCTCTATCTCAATACCATTTATTTTCTTTTTATACCCAGACATTTTACTCATTTCTCTGTCTCTTAATCTTGGTTGAGCCCACGCTGTATTATCATCTATAAAAGATAAAAAATCCCAAGCTTTAGATAGTAATCCATCCCCAATTAAATATTCTTTTTGTGCAGCAAATACAAAGTTTTTAGAATTCTTTACATGAAAGAAATTACGTGCTAGCATAGACCCTGCTTTATAAGAATATCCTTTTCTACGGGCTTTAAGTACAATCATATGTCTATTACTTGCTCTAGCTTTATCTATCTCTTGAAAGTATTCCCAATCTCCATCATAGAATCTAGGAAAAGATCTTTCACGATTAGATTGTATAGATCCATCAGGCATTACTTCGTCTATAGCTCTATCAATAGGACAATAATTTAAATAGAAATAATGGAAACCCGTAACACTTAATTCATCTATAGTATACCCATACAAACAGCGTTTCCTTTCCTCGTCCCAAAAGTCATAATACTCTTTTGTTCCAGGGATGGCTTCTGTATAAGAACCTTCCGCTAAAAATTTTACGGCTGCCTGCCTTACTCTGTTTATATCCTTAAACATTCACACTTTTATAATTTACTAATTCTGCACATTTTTCGTATTCTTCTAACCCTGTAAAATGTTCTATCACTTCGTCTATCTCTTCATTTGAAATATCCTCGTGTAAGAACGGATTAAAAGGTAATGAAAACTCTGCTAGATCATCATTATCTAGTTCTACTAATAAATCTTCTAAATCAAGTTTATTGGTAATAACTAAATATGCATTATCCATAGCTTGATTATAAAGTTCTAAATCTTCTAAAAAATCCATATTACATACTGTATTTATTTACTTCTACTCCACCTCTATTTTTATTCCCTACTTTTTCTTCTTTTCTAACTAGCTCTTCTAGTTTAGATAATCCTTCTACAACTTTACCCATTTTTTCTAAATTATAAATTAAATCTTTAGCTGTATAAATAGGCTTACCATTATCATCTAATGATGTTAAATCAATGAACCTCAAGTACTTCTCTAATTTTGCTATAGATGTTTTTGCTGCTTTTAATAATTTAACAGCTGAGGTTTCAGATAATTCATTATATACGTCCATACATGCTTTAAGTTTAGGATCTGGTTTCCACTTAGAATCTTTAAATAAAGCGTCTTTAACTTGTTTATCTCTTTCTCCATGATCATAAACATAGAATGGTGAGTTATGATTACACATATAGTAAACATATGCTAATTCTTTCATACCATTTTTTCTTTTAGCTACAATACTAAACTCATCTAGTGATAATGCATATGGAGAAGGCACAGCTGTGTAATCAACTATTGTTAATAGATCTCTCATAATTTTTCTCTAATATTTTTAATAATTGCCTGTCTGTATACATCTTTCTAGAACTAGAATAGTTTTCATACTCATGTGGATTAAAAATCATCTTAACTTCAGTAAGAACATTATCTACTTCTCTTATAGTCCATCTTCTACCTCTCATGGATCTCTTTGCTTTTTTTAACTGCTCTCTTAAACTCATGAATTTATTCATTTCTTTTTATTGTAGGAAATCCTTCATATTCTTTAGTTAATACCTCTTTCATATACTGTCCCTCTGCACAAGAGCACTCTGCCTCTTTAGTTACCCACTTACCGTCTATTAATACTGTAGTGCTCTTCTGTAGATCCATTGTTGCTCCACATGCGTCACATTTATATTTCATAATTCAAATTTTTTATGAGTATTACCCGTTCTAAGACAAATATAATCTTTTTTTGTTGTAAATAAACGTCTTCTACAATCTTTATTATGAAATCCTAAATGATGTAGAAATTTAAATCTTTTTAACAGTTGCCTCATCTTTCAATTTATTTATATACTTAACTCTAGAATTCTTTACAAAAAATTTACCAAAATACGGTAGACGTACTGCGTCAAAATTTCCTTTCTTTATTGTTTCAGATACAAACTTAAATTGATAATTAACCATCTCTTTAACTTTGTAAACTGGTAACTCATATTTATTAGCTAGGTAATAAATAATTTCTTCTTTATTTTTTACCATGATCTACTTTCCATCTTGGTGGAGTATCTGGGCATGAGGCTGTTCCCCATTTAGCTTTCATTTCCATGTGGCATCCACAAATTCCACATTTTATATTCTCTGTTATATGCTCACAATCGTAACACGCTTTCATTCTCTTTGTATATACTTCTGGTTCTACTACTGGAGCTCCATTTGCTAGAAACGTACTAGCTTCTTTTAGAAAGTTACTCAGTAATGTCGTTATAGGTTTCGTCGGTTTCGTCGGTTTCTTCATACTCTATTTTTAGTTTTACACAGTTTCCTTCATAATCATATCCAATTAAAACTATTACTAAGGCACCTCCTCCTAGTACTAGCCATTCTTCTATGAATACACTATTGGTTGCTATTGATATTGACCTCAACTGTTTTTATATTAGGATTAAGGATAGGAGTTAATACATAAAGATTCTTAATCTTTTTTAAAGCACCTTTATCTTTTAACTTTTTAATATAATTATTCAAAGTATTAGCATCACGAATATCCAACTTAGATGCTACTACCTGTTTAATTTTATTATGACATATATTTTTAATCTCAACTGTCTTATGTATATCTATAAATAAAGATAATACTTGTAACTCTTTATTAGTTAAATTAAAAATACCATTCCATACTTGGAGATACTTAAGAGTAGTATCAGCCTTAATAGTTATTCTTCTACGTTCTTCTGGATTCATTACAGTATACCTAAGCAGTGAAACTCACTAACTAGTACATAAGAGGTCTCACCTACTACTATAATCTTACCAGCTACCGCAGGATCAATCATTACAGTGTCTCCTGTTTTTACCTTAGTACATTCCGGACCTACATCCAAAACTTCTAAGATATTTGTTGTCATCTTATCAGAAGCCTCTTCCGATAGTATTATTCCTGATTCTGTTTGGGTTTTTCTTGGATCAGGTAGTAAGATCCAGTCTCTTAAAGGTTTAAATTTAATCTTTGTCATTTTATTTTATAATTTAGTTTCGGTACAAAAATATAAAAGTTTTTTATATAAATACTAAAAAATAAATTTTTTTTAACAATTTTAAAAAAAGATATAGTTATCCCCCTTGGTTTTGCTTCTTTCAAGTGTTGATTTCTCTCTAATAGTGCTTTCCTCATCGGAGACCAAAGGATACTAAAACTGGTGTTAATTCACCGCACCTACCTATGTGCTATGTATCCTAATTAGAGTTTATACATTACTCTTTTGCAACTACCGGAGAAAATCTCGTTCTTATTTAGAACTACCAATCCGATGTCTAATCCCTTTTTTGGTTACCGAGGGATGATAATATTGCGGGACAAAAGTAATAAAAAAATATTACAGTGCAATAAAAAAATAAAAAAAGTTAAAAAAAAGTTAGTTTTCTTTGTGAGAGCGTGAAGGTCCTTGTCAACGACCCCTGTGTTAATTCGATATTCGAGAGTATCCCGTATATCAAACTTATTAACTATGAAATATATAATTACTAAGTTGTATGACACTTGTATCCTATTGTCTCGCTCTTCAGAGTTTGGAGGTGGACAGTTTGTTACTAAAGGACAACCTATCTTTGTACATAAAGGTAGTGAGTTCTCTATGAACATAGGAGACACAGTTGTCATTACTAATCCTAAATTCGAAACATCATCTGTTATTGATGAAGAGAACCCTGAAAAGGTAATCGAGTTTACATGGTTAGTAGACGGCGAAGTACAGTAGCCGTTGCATCCGTAGGAATAATCCACCTATGTCATCGTCAAACGGATTGTGGCTTAACCAACGGTTACGTTACGACTGTGAGTGCACGAAGGACTGTGCATTCGCAGGTTTCACACTACATTGACATAACTTACATTACAGTTGTATTGTATAGTATAACACATAGTAACACTACTCTCTTTAAATGTAGAGGTAATTCCATCTTGAATGGTAATACATGAATTGGACAGCAATCCATTAAACTGTAGTTGTTATTTAACTAAACACGAACACACTTCAGTCTTAACATTTCCAGTATAGTGCACCTTCACGTAGTATGTGATGCAGTCCTAATCTAGATAGTTGTGTGTTTGTTGTTTATAACAAGTCACTACAGGAGTAGTGTTAAAAGAATTGCCATTCTGCTTGTTGTTTATAAATAGCCTCACTTATAAGACGGAAGGGACCAAGAGTAGCTCAAACTTTGTGTGTAATTCATCTAATTGAATACATAGACCAAGTAGTTACTTTTGGAATAACCTGATGACAAA